ACCAAGGCTGGATTGCATCCGCCCCGATACGAAAGTGCAGCACCTCACCCGCAAGGGCAGTGACAGACTTGCCGCCGCCAATGTCAGGCAAGGTCAGGCGGTAAGCCGTTGGACGGGAAAGCCGTGTGGACAAATCCCAATCTGACACGGGGATAAGCGCCTCATCCGTGATGTAGAAAAGCGCCTCACCACGCAGCGCCAACATGCGCCCCGCGATTGCCAGCGCCCGCCGGGTCAGCAGGTCAGTGCCGCCCACGTCAGCCACGGACAGGCCGTTTTCCCACAAGGTCACTGCCCCTTGCACCGTGGCCGTCAATTCAGCCCGCCCGCTTGTGCCTGTGATGTAGGCCGTTCGGGCTTGGATCATTTGCGCGGTGTATCCGGTGCCGGATGCCGCCCGCGTTTCAGTTTTGCTTTTGAATGGCCACATTATTTCTGCCTCCGATATGGGCGCAGCATGTCAGCCGCCCCGCTATTTTGAAGCGCACGGGCCGCGTGGGCCGCATTGCGCTGATAACTTTCCTGAATGGCCCCGCCCATATTCACGCTGTAGCTGGACACGCCCGCCCGGTCGGTATCGTCAGCCATGTATTCAGCAAGCCGCCGGAACGCCTCAGTGACGGCTTTAGGCGGGGTGCCGTCACCCACTTGCGCCGTGACCTTGAACACGCCGTCAGAGGGCAGACAGAGGCCCACGGGGCCGTCAGGCAAGGCCGTTGATACCCATGCGCCGCTTTCCCACTTCTCAGCCGTGTGAGACGCGATAGGCGACAGCGGGGGCGTCCAGTTCTCACCCTCGCCACCCTCGACAGTCCAAACCACCTCGCGCTCCGTGTAGCGGGTTCGGGTGTATGCCTCGATCCGTTCCCAAATTATCCCCGCGTCAATCCAATACGCGGGGTCAGACAGTCCAGAGGGGCTTGCCGGGTAGCTTGCCGGGGTTTCCTCAATTTCTTGCAATAAGTCCGTCATATTATGCCCTCCACCGTTGCGCCGCGTTTGTGCGTGGTTTCACGGCATGGTCAGGCGTCCAGTTGCGGGCCTCGATCTGCGCCGCCGGATATGCGGGCTTTGTCACCGCGCTAATCTCGATCAGGTCAGCAGATCGCACAACGCGCATAATCCCGCCACCGGAACGCGTCACCATGTCACCGCCCTGGCGGACGCGAAAGCCGGGTGAAATGCCACCCACCAGCCCCGCCGCCAAAGTGCCAAGAAAGTCTTGGACATAGCCGACAGACCGCATTTCAGGCGCAAGCGTGGCCTCAAATGTTAACGCCTCGTCGGTATCCTCAAGGGTCAGGGAACCCGCCCCACGGGATGCCAGCGGCTTGTTCATGTCGTGATGCACCAGCAAGTGAACATCACCACCATCGGAAACGGACGCACCAAACGCCCGCGCTTCAAATACTTCCCGCCGCTTTTCCCGACCATCGCTAAGGACAGTCGGGATTGCGTAGGGAAAGCGGCCCCTGAGGACGGTTGACCCGTCCGCAGAGGTGCGGACTTCAAGCCCGCCTTTGGAACCGCCCCAGAGCATTACGCCGCCAATCCGGTCAGGATGCGCGTTTGCAGGCCACGCGGCGCGGTATAGTCCGCCGTGACAAGTCCGGTCAGCACAAGGGAACCTTGCCCCGCCTTGGTGAACGGGTCACGGATCAGATCCACCCCGCCGTAAAGGCCCAGATAGCCCGGTGCGATACCCTGCACATTGGCCGTCATAACCGCGCTGGCCGTTGGAATGACATTGCTGACAGCCGGGGTGCCTACATGCTTTGTCAGGCGGTCCCATTCACTGACAGCCGTGCCAGAGATAAGAGCCTCATCCAAGTCAGCCCAGATCGCCGGATTAAAGGCAAGATTGACCTGAGACGCGGACGTGATCGCGTTGGCTTCCATGAAGGCCACCACCTCAGCACGGAACGCTGCCCATGTTGCGATTGCGCCGATTGCGGTTGACGTGATGCCGTATGTTGCTGCGCCGGGAATGATGCCCAAAGGCTGACCATCTGCGCCCGTGCCATTGATAACCACGCGGTCAAGTTCCGTGCCGATCACCGCGTTAAGGTCGCGCCGGATACTTTGTTCCAGACCTTCGCCCGCCATTTTGAGCGACTTGCGGCTGATAATCATCTGCGCCCCGCCCGTGTGGTCAGGCGACAGACTACGTTCGGTTGTCGCGTAAGGGTTTGCGGCCCCCACGTTGGCAAGTTCACCGTCAGCCCAGCCAAACACCGCGCCGGACGTAGCAACCGGGAACGCCAGCTCACCCCGCGCAATGCCGATCCGCTGGACGCCAAGCTGCGCCGCTACCGAGTTCGGGAAAATGCGGTCAATCGTGGGGCGAATTGCCTTCGGGTCAATTTGATCACCTGAGACAGTTTCACCCGCACGGGTTTCCAAAGCGGCGTAAGGAATTGGCGTTCCTTGGTAGCCACCGGATGCCCGCATTTCTTCGATGATCTCTTTCGTGGCCCCGTCAATCGCGGTGCCTTCGTCCAGAGAGCGGGCCACTTGGCGCAGTTCAAACTTGCCCATCATTTCGGCCCATTCGGAACCGGAACGGGTTTCAAGTTCGTCCTTTGCCGCGTCACGTTGCTCATCCTCAGAGATAAGCGCAGCGCGGTATTGGGCTTCCTTGGCACGATATTCCGTATCAAGTTCACCCATCTTGCGGGTTTCGTCCTCAGACGGGGTTTCGATGTTTGCCAGTTCGGCAAGGTTTTGGCGAATTTCGGAACGTCTCAGTTCCAGCTTTTTAGATGTCAGCATTTGATTTCCTTTCATGCTCGACAGGGTTTCGCTGCATGTCGCGCAGCAGGTCGCGCCATTGCTGGCGCTTTGGGGTCAGGGGCTTATGCCCCACCTCAATTCGGGTTTTCCGCGTGTGACAGGCACCGCAGAGAATTTGTAAATTGGTCAGCGTGTAGGCCAGTTCGGGGTGCGTTCGGACGGGTTGAACGTGGTCACACTCAAGCCGCTTGTGGGTGCCACACTGGACGCAAACCCAGCCGTCACGCTCAAGCGCCTGCATCCGCAACGCCCGCCACCGGGGGCCGCGCGTGACCGCCTTGGAATGGCGGATATGTTCCTTGCGCCTAGACATAATCACGCGCCTGAATTTCATAGAAAAACAGCGTTCCGCCGGGGGCGTGTGGAACCACGCGAACAATGCCCAGATCGCTTGTGCCGATCTTGATCTTGTCCGTTGTTTCTGGCGTGATCGTCAGACCCTCGACAGAAACCAAAACCCGTTGATCGCCCACGTCCATCAGGGCAGCGGCAATAAATTCCTCATTCACAGTGAAGGTGGCGACAAACGCCGTGCAGGGATATGGCGTTGGCGGGTCAGGGTTTGGAACCGTTCCGAACCCATCATCAATAGGCGGCAAGGGCCGCAGCAGTGTTGCCGCTTGTCCGTGCTTTTTGATTAGGCGCGATGCCGTGCTTGTCAGCCCCATGCTATTCTCCCTGTTTTTTGTGAAGGTGCGCGGCGCATACGAACGCCCTGCGCTACGGCCAGAACAGTTGCCGCCACGGGGTCGATCCGCGATGTGGAACGGCCAGCGGCCAGCTTGTGATTCCCAGCCGGGTCAACCAATGTGATCGCGTCCGCAAATGCAGAGCGCAGCAACAGTGACGGCATGGTTTTCACCTCGCCCTCAAACACTGCGCGGCGCAGACGTTCGCAGTCCTCAGAGCCGTCTTTCCAGCCAAAGCCGCGCCATATGAACGGGACACGATCAAGGCCCGCGTCACGCAGCGCCTCAAGAAATTCAGCATGGCGGAACCTATCGCCCACGATTGCCACCGGGCTTTGACCGTCCAGCTTGGTCACAACGTCAGCCATGAAACGGGCAACAGGCACGGTTGCGTCACCCATCGTCACCAGTTCGCCACGATCCGCCATTTCGATGTAACGCCCGGACACGCCGTCAGCTTGTCCACGATCCGCCAAGCCGGGCTTGCACGGGAAAGCCCCGACACATTCCAGCCGTCCAGTCTCAGACCAATACAGGGACGCCGCCGACATAGACCGCGACCCGCCAAGGTCGATACCCAGCACAACAGGCCCGTCACGCGGGGGCAGGTCGTCAGGCGATACCTCGCAAGATAGCCATTCATCGACAGTCAGCAGCACAGACCGATTGTCAGAGGCCACCCGTTCGTTGCGATTCAGGTTGCGGAAACTGGACAGGGCAGAGCCACCCCGCGCAATCGCCCGCCGCGCCTGCGCCACAAGCCACTCAGGGGTTGAACCGATACCCTCCTTAGCGCCGGGGTTTGCCACCAGCAGGCTTTCCAGATCGTCAGGCGGCAAGCCCGCGTCAGGGCGATGTTCCTGCACATAGGTGCCGGGGGGCGGTTCGTCTAACCATCGTGAAAAGGTGTTTGCATCATCAGGGGCTGAGGTGCTGATAATCAGCGCCCGCCCGTCACGCTTGCCCAGACCAGACAGGATTGCGTTTTCAAGGCTATCGCCTTTTTCCCGTTCCCATGCCGCCCGTTCGTCCAAGATTGCCAGCGTGGGCGCACCGCCTAGAATTGACTTGCCGTCCGCCGCGATAACACGGGCCAGACCACCGCCATTCTCTGAGGTTTCCACTTCCAGCTTGGACCCCCGCCGGATCGTGAATTGCTCTTGTTCGTCCTCAGGCAAGCCCTCGATAAAGCCGACCAAAAAGCCAAACGCAATTTTCGCTTGGTCGCGGTTGCGGGCCGCAAAGATGATTTCACGCTTGGGCTGAGGGGCAATTTCACCCTTCAAATGTCCAAGAGCGATGCCAGCCGACAGCGCAGTTTTGGCCGCACCCCGTCCAACAGAGAGGATGCCAATGCCAACGTCCTTTGCCAGCGCCCCACGGATGAATTGCTTTTGAAAGCCGCCCAGCTTCAACGCCTTGCCTGCCATGCGCCCCTCAGGAACGATCAGCGTAGGCAAGAAACGCAGTGCCGCCGTGGCTTCTTTGGATGCCCTAACCATGATCTTTCCCCCGATTTTTTGGGAGAGAGAAAGAAACA